CGGGACAGCCCATCCTTGATGGCTTCAAAGGTGCGCAGGCTCCCGCTCTGCAGCCGCTGCGAGGGCAGTTCAGACAGGGGCAGTGTCAACTGCACCATGCGGATTCCGGCTATTTCCCTGTCGCGATTAGCCATTGTCAGCCCGCTGGTTTGTCGGTAAACAATAGGGCATGGTCGTTAAGCGGTCATGGCCGTGGCGATTTCGCGGTCGCTGACCACTTCGCCGTCTTTGAGGCCCAGAGTCACGGCGATCTTGTGCGCCTCACCTCGGACGCCCTTTTTGCGCCCGTTGAGCAGGTCGCTCACCGTGTTGGGATTGAACCCGTTCAGGAGGGACCATCGGGCAATGGACAAACCTTTTTTATCGAATTCATCCCGCACCTCGCGGGGGGTGCGGACCTTTCGGAGGGTATGCTTGCTCATGTGCTGATCCTTTTTTTTTGAGTCCTATGGTCACGCTTTGGCGTTATTCGTGTTGATTGAAGTTATGAGCGATATACCGCTCAAAGTCAACTATGGAAGATACATTTTTCGCTCTTTTCCCTTCTCAACTAAAAGAAGAACGTATTCGCCTTGGACTGACACAGGCGAAAGCTGCGGAATTATGCGGTGTTAGGCGTGAGGCGTGGGGGCAATATGAACGTGGTTCTGTTGTTCCTGGGGCGCAGGTTCTCTTTCGATTTGTATCACACGGGGCAGATGCGGGTTTCATTTTCACTGGCGAGCGATTAGAGGCACGCCCTCCGCTTGAGGACCGGGAGCGCCTGCGTCTTGCTGTCGAAGCGGTGGAAGAAGGCTTGGCCGCGATCCACCGCAAGCTCTCACCCGACAAGAAAACCGAGATAATTCTTGCTGCCTATGACCTGATGGCAGAGCGCGAAACCGACAAGGGCAAGATCGTGCAACTACTTAAGCTAGTTGTATAAGAAGTGGTTTGTTTCTTACACGGAGGTAGACATGACGAAGGGTTCTGACCCGAAGGAAACGATCATCGGTATCCTCAAAAAACATGACGAGGAGCAGGCGGGGAAAAAAGAAAAGAGCGAAAAAGCGGCAACCGGGAGGCCGCGAGCACGGGCCACGCAAAGCATCGTTGGGAATAATAACATTCAAGCTGGCCGTGACATCCTCATAAAACCGGAAAAAATTGTAAACAAGACAACAGTTAAGACCGGTGACGGAACAGTCACCGCCACACAGAAGGCAGAGCTTACCCGCCTCAAGGATGAATGGCGTGAAGTTCACAATGCCATAAAAAAAAGGGAACTCACCCACGGTGCAGCTTGGAAGGCCTTCAACACACACTTCAAAATCAACAGTTACGCCGAATTGCCCCAGGAGCGTTTTGAAGATGGCAAGGCTTGGTTCAAGCGTCAAATGGCCATCCTGCGCAGCATGCGCTCGGCGAAGCAAAAAGACCCGACTTGGCGGAATGCCCAGATTAGATATATCAAAACCGTGAGCAAAAATAATCTTGGCGATGAACGAGCGTATGGTGCCTATATCGCAGAACGATTCGGAAAAAACTCGCTGTCGCAACTCGGCGACAACGAGCTGGAGGCCACCAAGGGCTACATCGCTGGAAAGAAGTCGCGCATCAAACAGTAGCAGTAAAATATATCTGTAAGGCCGCCCACTCCGGGCGGCCTTTTTGTTTCCCCATCCACCCCTTCTTTAACGCGCGCTAAAGGACACCCCTGCATGCCCGACCTATGGTCGGGCCTACACGGTGCGGGCGGGCGGTCTGGTGTTTGTCGCTCCTTTGGCCGGGCCGCCCGCGCCGCACCACCTGCACAACCGCAAGGAGACAACGACATGACCCCGCCCCGCATGACATCCATCATCATCCCCGCCCTGGCCCTGCTGGCCGTGGTGGCCCTGGCCGCCCCGCAGCAGCTGGCCGTAATCGCCTACAAAGTTTCGCTCATCGCCATCGCCGGTGTGGCCGGGTATTGCCTGGACCGCGCCCTGTTCCCGTATGCCCGGCCCCATGAATTCATTGGCCAGATGCGCCGCCTCGGCCCCTCTTCGCTTCCTTGGTTGTGGGTGCCATGCGTGGCGACCCAGCTGCGCCGGGCCATGATCGTGGCCGCCGCCATGCTGGCCGTGGGCCTGGGGCTGTAGCCGTGTTCCGCCGTCTGGACAAATGGCTGGGGTGGCTGATCCTGGCCTGCGCCGTGGTCAACCTGCTGTTGTGGCTGGCCGTGGCCAGCGCCCAGGAGATCCCCCGCGCCGCCCACCAGTACCGCTCCACACTCACCCGGTGCGCCCGCGCCGAGTGGGGGCTGACCGCGCCGGTGGCCACATTCGCGGCCCAGGTGCATCAGGAATCGCTGTGGCGGGTCGATGCCCGCTCCCATGCCGGGGCGCAGGGGCTGGCCCAGTTCATGCCCGCGACATCGGCCTGGCTGCCCGAGGTGGCCCCGCACACGGGCGAGCCCGCGCCGTACAACCCCGGCTGGGCGCTGCGGGCCATGGTCGCCTATGACCTGTGGCTGTGGCAGCGCATCGCAGCCGATGGCGAGTGCCAGCGCATGGCCATGACGCTCGCCGCCTACAACGGCGGCCTGGGCTGGCTGGACCGCGACAAGCGGCTGGCCGAGGCCAGCGGGCTGGACCCGGCCCGGTGGTGGGACCACGTGGAGACGGTCAACGCGGGCCGCGCCGCCTGGGCCATCACGGAAAACCGGGGCTACCCGCGCCGCATCCTGCGCACGCTCTCCCCTGTGTACGAGGCCGCCGGATGGGGCCGGGGGGTGTGCCCATGAGCCTGCTGACCACACTCTCGACGGTCCTGTCCGCCGTGACGGGCCGCTGGCGGATGATCGCCCTGATCCTTGCTGCCCTGTTCCTGGTGGGGCTGCTCACCGGCTATGCGGCGTGGCGCGGCTACCACGCTGGATACGAGCGGGCCGATGCCGAGCGCCGGGCCGAGGTGAGCGGGATCCGCGCGGACCACGCCCTGGCCCTGGCCGATGCCGAGAGCCGGGCGCGGACCATGCTTATGGCCGAGACGGACCGGGCTCACGCCCTGGAGCGGCAGTACCTGGCCGCCGCCAAAACCATTGCGGCCCAGCGCCGCCAGATAACCAACCGGAGGATTGAGGATGCGAGTCGCGACGTTGCTGCTGCTGCTGATGGCGTTTGCCTGTTCGGCCCTGATTGGGTGCGCCTCTATAACGAGGCCATCGGAGCCGGTGCCGGTGACGGTGATCGCGCCGTGCCCGGAGCCGCCCCCGGCCCTGGTGCAGAGGCCGGACCCGCCCAGGCCGCTGACGCCGGGATACTACGAGGAGACGGCCCAATAATGCCCGCCGTCACGCCGCAAGACATCCTGGCCCACATCCGCGACTACGGCGCGCGCTGCCGCGACCTGGAGGCGCAGCTGGCCGGACTGATCAACTGGGCCGAAGGCCGCCCGGAAACGCGGGAGGGAGCATGGAAGTGACCATACCCATGTGGCAGCTGCTCATGCTGTCGGCCACGGTACTGCTGAGTTTCTTCGGGTTCGTTTTCGCGGTCTGGAAGATCGTCAGCAAGCTGTCCATGGCCCTGGCATCCTCCCGCGCGGACAGCGCGCGCAGCACGGCGGACACGGCCCACGACAAGGCGGTGGCCGCCGAGTGTCTGGCCCAGGACAACGAGAAGAATCTGCTCAGGCTGCGCGCCGAGCTGCCGCTGGAATACGTGAGGCGCGAGGATTTTATCCGCAATCAGACGGTCATCGAAGCCAAGCTCGACGCCCTGGCCGAGAAGATCGACAAAGGAGGCCCCCGTGGCTGTTGACCATGCCAAGGTCCGGCGCGAGTCCATGCGCTGGATGCTCATCCTGACCCTGAACAATGCCCGACCCATCGGCTGCCACGACGAGATCGCCCTGGCCACGGTCCAGGCCGTGTACGCCGACACCACCCAGATGGAAGTGCGCCGCGAGCTGGACTACCTGGCCGAGCGCCAACTGGTGGAGCTGGACAAGCAGCCTGATGGCCGCTGGTTCGCCCGGCTCAATCGCCATGGCGTGGACGTGGCCGAGTACACCGTAACCTGCGAGCCCGGTATAGCCCGGCCCGCAAAGTATTGGTAGGCCCATGCCCAGGAGAAGCGCAGTGCAGACCCTGCCCAAGAGCGTGAAGGAGTGGCTAGACCGCGCCCTGGCCGAGAACGGCTTTGCGGGCTACCAGCTGCTGGCCGACGCGATCAAGGAGCGCGGGTACGAGATTTCCAAGAGCGCCATCCACCGCTACGGCCAGCAGTTTGAGGAGCGGCTGGCCAACCTCAAGCTGGCCAGCGAGCAGGCTCGCGCCATTGTGGACGCCGCGCCCGACGACGAGAACACCATGAACGATGCGCTCATGCGTCTGGTCCAGGAGCGGCTGTTCGGCGTGCTCCAGGACATCAAGATCGACCCGCGCAAGATCAACATCGGCTCCCTGGCCAAGTCCATCGCCGAGCTGGGCCGGGCCAGCGTGACCCAGAAAAAGTGGATGGCCGAGGCGCGCGAGCAGGCGCGGCGCGAGGCGCTGGCCGAGGCCGCCCAGGTGGTGGACTCGGTAGGCACCAGACACGGCCTGTCCGACGAGGCGCGGGCCGCCATCCGCGCCGAGTTGGGGATAGAAACGCCATGAGCAAAAAGCGCAAGGGCAACGCCAGGATCATCCCGGACAGTTCCAAGCCCTTCCTGCTCTTCCAGGCTCGCTGGGTGGAGGACGAAAGCCGCCTCAAGCTGTGGGAGAAGAGCCGCCAGATCGGGGCCAGCTGGACCGCCGCCTATGGGGCGGACGAGCGCACCAGTGCCAGGGACGCCCGGCTGGATCAATGGGTCAGCTCGCGCGACGCCATCCAGTCCAAACTGTTCCTGGAGGACTGCGTGTTCTGGGCACGGGTACTCAACCTCGTGGCCCAGGACATGGGCGAGCTGGTCATCGACAAGGAGCGGGACATTTCGGCCTATGTGATCAGGTTTGCCAACGGGCGGCGCATCCACTCCATGAGCTCGAACCCGGATGCCCAGGCGGGCAAGCGCGGACCGCGCCTGCTCGATGAGTTCGCCCTGCACCCGGACCCGCGCAAGTTGTGGACCATCGCCTATCCGGGCCTGACCTGGGGCGGCTCCATGGAGCTCATCTCCACCCATCGCGGCAGCCACAACTTCTTCAACCAACTGGTGCGCGAGGTGCGCGAGGCGGGCAACCCCAAGGGTATCAGCCTGCACCGGACCACGCTGCAGGACGCCCTGGACCAGGGCTTCTTGTACAAGCTGCAGCAGGCCCTGCCGGGGAGCGACCCGCGCCAGGCCATGGACGAGGCCGAGTATTTCGACTGGACCAAGGCCGGGTGCGCGGACGCCGAATCCTTCATGCAGGAATACATGTGCCAGCCTGCCGACGACGACGCAGCGTTCCTGGAATACGACCTGATCGCCTCGTGCGAGTATCAGGCCGATCTGGACTGGACGCGGCGCGAGGGCGGGCGGCTCTACATGGGCGTGGACATAGGCCGCAAGAAAGACCTGACCGTGCTCTGGGTGCTGGAGGAGCTTGGCGACGTGCTCTACACCCGCCATGTGGAATGCCTGCAGAACATGCGCAAGAGCGAACAGGAGGCCGTGATCTGGCCGTGGTTCGCCCTGGCCGACCGGGTGTGCATCGACTGCACGGGCCTTGGCATCGGCTGGACGGACGACGCTCAGGACAAGTTCGGGACCAGCCGCGTGGAGGGCGTGAACTTCACCGCCCGGAGCAAGGAGGCCATGGCCTACCCGGTGCGCGGCAAGATGGAAGACAAGCGCATCCGCATCCCCTACGACCCGGCCATCCGCGCTGATCTGCGGGCCGTGACCAAGCAGACCACCAGCGCTGGCAATGTCCGGTTCACGGCGGAGCGCACGCCGGACGGCCACTCCGACCGGTTCTGGGCGCTGGCCCTGGCCGTGCACGCGGCTGGCGAGAAAAACGATTTGAGAATCTGGGAGGCATTGGCCCATGGGTAGACGCCGGGACCACAAAGGCAAGCGCATCGGGACGCGGACCACGGACGGGTTTGACAACTTCGCCGCCCGGCTTGGCCTGGGGCAGGACAACCTGCTGGCCAAGGGGCGCTACAGCGGCAGATCCTCGCTGACGCGCGACCGCGTGTCGCTGGAGTCCATGTACCGCACCAGCTGGATCGTCGGGCGCATGGTGGACGTGGTGGCCGAGGACATGGTGCGCGGCGGCATCGACATCCGCGCCGAGCTGCCGCCCGGCAAGGTGGACGAGATGATCCGGGCCATGCGCCGGATGGGCGTCAATGGCCGCCTGTCCGAGGCCATCAAGTGGGGCCGCCTGTATGGCGGTGCACTGGCCGTGATCCTCATCGACGGGGCGGACATGGCCACGCCGCTCGACGTGTCGCAGTTGGGCCAGGGCGATTTCCGTGGGCTGTATGTGCTCTCGCGCCATCAGGTCACGCCGTCCACCGAGAGTATCTCGGAGCTGGGGCCGATGCTCGGCTATCCCGAACACTACCGGGTCGAGGCCGCCGCCGGGGTGGAGGCCATGCGCATCCACCACAGCCGGGTGATCCGGTTCGTGGGGGTCGAGCTGCCCTATGACGAGCGCGTGGCAGAGCAGAGCTGGGGCGCGAGCGTGGTGGAGCGGGCATTCGACCGCATCCTGGCGCTGGACAGCGCCACCTACGGCTCGGCCAACATGATGCTCAAGAGCCACCTGCGGGTGGTGGGCATCAACAAGCTGCGCGAGATCCTCGCAGTGGGCGGTGCGGCAGAGACGGCGCTGACCAAAATGTTTGCCATGATCGCCCGCATGCAGTCCAACGAGGGCATCACCCTGCTGGATAAGGAAGACCAATACACCACGCACAGCTGGACCTTTGCCGGGGTGTACGACGCCCTGCAGGCGTTCTGCGAGCAGATCGCCGGGGCCACGGGCATCCCGTTGGTGCGCCTGCTGGGCCAGTCGCCCAAGGGGTTTTCCGGCGGCGATGCGGACATGGCCACCTACTACGACACCATCGCCACCCAGCAGGATGATGACCTGCGCCCGGCCATAGAGAAGCTGCTGCCCGTGATCAGCCGCAGCCTGTGGGGCAAGCCCTGGCCGGAGCATGCGTATTTCGAGTTCCGTTCCCTGTGGCAGCCGAGCGAGACGGACAAGGCGACCATCGCCACAGCCGACGCCCAGGGCGTGGCCGGGCTCTATGCCGCCGGGCTGCTGAGCGAGGGCCAGGCCCTGGCCGAGCTGCGCGACGCGGGTCGCATCACCGGGCGGTTCTCGGGCATCACGGATGAGGACATCGCCAGGGCGGACACGATCATGACCCCGCCACCAGCCGAACCGCATGCGGAGTCCGAGCCTGGCGCGACGGCAGGCGGGGCGACAGGCGCGGCAGGGCCGGATCAGACGATCCAGGAGGTCTCTCTCAACGGCGCACAAGTGGCGTCCATGGTGCAAATAGTCACCAGCGTGGGCTACGGGCAGTTGCCCAGAGAGTCGGGCATCGAGATGCTGATGGCCGCGTTCCAGATCCGCCGTGATCAGGCGGAGCAGATCATGGGCGAGATGGGCCGGGGATTCCAACCAGCAGATCCTGACCAGACCAAACCGGACATAGCTGGCCCGGACCAGGCTGCAAAGGCCGGGCAATGACCTGGCCTGCGATGACCTGGCCGTCGATGAGCTGGGCCGACGCGGCGCAGCGGCGGGCGGGCCGCACGGTGTTTGCCCCGTCCAAGGCTGCCGAGCGGGCCTATGCCAAGCAGCTCAAGGGCGTGGCCGACGAGGTGGCCAGGTCGCTGGCCAAGGCCGCGAGCGCTGCCGAGGCTGCACGGCAGCTCAAGCAGTATGCTAAGGCCCTGGAGCCATGGGCGCGGCAGGCTGCCGCCAACATGGTGGGCGCGGCGGCCAAGAAGAACGCGCAGTCCTGGCGGGCGGCAGCCTCCAAGTGGGGCATCGACCTCAAGGGGCTGCTGGAGGCGGACATCTCCACGGCAATGGCCGAGCGCATCGCGGAGAACGTCAAGCTCATCCGCTCCATCCCGCTGCAGGCCGCCGAGCAGGTGGCGGCCATGGCGGGCGAGACCGTGCTCTCGGGCGGGCGGGCGGACGAGCTGATGCACCGGCTGGTCAAGGAAGGCGGGGTAGCCCAGGCCCGCGCCCGCGTCATCGCCCTGACCGAGGTGAGCAAGGCGGGCACGGCGCTGACCAGGGCCAGGGCCGAGAGCGTGGGCTCCGAAGGATATATCTGGCGCACGGCCAGGGACGGCGCGACCAGGCCGAGCCACCGGGCCATGGAAGGCCGATTTGTCAAGTGGAGCGAGCCGCCCACGCTGGACGGCATGACCGGCCACGCCGGGGAGTTTCCCAACTGCCGCTGCTACCCCGAACCGGTGGTGCACGACTCCGCCGGGCGCGAGGTGGCCAGCCCGCTGCCCACCAGGGAGCAGGAAAAGGAGAGCGGCGAGCACAAGCTCAGGAGCCAGTGGGAGCGCACGGAGCACAATCCGGTCACGCCGCACGCGGAGAACAGGCCGCTGCCCAACGTGGAGCGGGCGCGGTTCCTGCCCGAGAAGTTGACGGCGTACTCCATGGACCAGGACAACCCTCGCGGCAGGGACAAGGCCCGGCTCTGGAAGGGTGCGCTGGGATTCGACAAGCGCCACGCCGCCGAGGTGGAGCGGCAGATCATGGACAAGCTGCCGGGCCGGGAGGCCATCAGGGGCGACCACGACAAATACGGCGAGCGGTTTGTGGTCGTGGTGCCGATGGAAGGCAGGAACGGGCGCGTCGTTGACGTGAAAACCGTGTGGATGTACAAGAGGGATCAGAAACGCGGGACAGTGAGCAGCAGACCGCAGCTCGTCACCTGCTATCCGACAGGACGCTGACCATGGCACACCGGTTCAAAATGTTCGACAGTGTCCGCATCACGGAGCGGATAGAAGCACCAGGCACCTTTAGCCTCGGTGAAGTGTGCGTTGTGCCTGCCGGGGAACTGGGAACCATTCTTGAAGTGTATGGCGGCGAAGCCTACGAGGTGGAGTTCTCCGTTGGCCAGGACAATGCCCATGCCCTGGTCCTGCGCCCGGACCAGATAGAACCGGCGGCCTGAATTCGCCCCAGGACGGCCCCTGCCGCCCCGGCCCGCACCCACGCCGCCGCCAGCCCCGGAAAATGCTTCCTTGCCCGTTCATGAATCGTTGTGAACGGGGGTGGCTCGGACCAGCCACCGGCCTTTTGGCCCCTCGACAATCCCCTGCCTCTTCCCGACCAGCCTGACCACAACGCGAGTCCTTTAACCCGCGCTAAAGGACTCGCGCCTTCTGGCCGTGTATCCACGGCCCATGCGCTACCACATCCCCATCCAGCTCTCGGAGCACTTGGCCGAAACCCGCGAGGGTTTCCTGATCGCACGCGATGTGCCCATCGCCCGGACCGGAACCATGGAATACTCGCCCGACCAGGTGCCCGTGCAGCCGGGTGACACCGGCCCGATCCTCATCGAGAGGAGCGAAGAAGACGTGTTCGACGCCGAGGCCATGGCCTCGTTCGAGGGCAAGCCGGTGACCATAGACCACCCGGATGACGACGTGACTCCCGCGACGTGGGCGCGACTGGCCAGGGGCCACGCGCAGAACGTGCGGCGTGGGACGGGAGCCGCATCCGGCTATCTGCTGGCCGACCTGGTCATCACCGACGCGGCGGCCATCGCCCTGGTGCGCGGGGGCCTGCGGGAGGTTTCCTGCGGGTATGACGCGGGCTACGAGCAGATCGAGCCCGGCAAGGGCAGGCAGCGCAACATCAGAGGCAACCACATCGCCCTGGTCAGCCATGGCCGGTGTGGTCCCGCATGTCGAATCAACGACCACCAAGAGGACACCATGACCAAAAAGCAAACCAGGTTTTCCGGCCGGCTCGCGGCCCTGTTCGCCAAGCCGGAGATCCGGCGCGTGCTGGACGAGGAAGAAGAGCCGAAGCCCGAGGAGCAGCAGCCCGCCACCGATGGAGACATAGAGGAGCGCGTTGCCGCGCTGGAGGGCCGCATCGACGAGATGATGATCCTGATGCGGCAGATCGCGCCCAGCAAGGACGAGGACGAACCCACCGGCGACGAGGAAGAACTGAAGCCCGCCGCTGACGAGGACGAGCCCGAACCCGGCGCGCCCGCCAAGGACAAGGCCAGGGACAAGGCCAGGGACAAGACCCGTGACACTCGCACTGTGGACGCGGACGTCAAGGCCCGCGCCCGCCTGCTCTGGCCCGGCATGCATGTGGCCGACTCGGACGACGCCTGCGCCGTCAAGCGGATGGCGCTGCGCGCCGCAGCCAAGGACGCGGACGTGCAGAGGGCGACGAGCGCGGCCCTGCGCGGCTCCACCCTGGACGCCTGCGACTGCCTGACCCTGGACGCCGCGTTCGTGGCCGCCAGCGAGGTGGCCCGCATCAAGCACAACCGGGACAGCGGCGCTGGCCTGACCAAGGCCACGGCCAAGGACTTCGGCAAGGCGACAACCCCTGCCGACATCAACCGCGCCAACGAGGAATTCTACGCCAAGAGGGGGACAAAATGACCGCGTATCTGGAACGCATGCCTGCCGGGTATCCCGGCGAGGTGACCCGCAAGGGAAACTCCGTGTTGGAGCCGGGGAGCATCGGCGCGCTGGCCGTGAAGTACGGCTCCCCCGTCAAACTCTCCAGCGGTCTGGTGGCCGCTCTGGCCGCCCTGGATGTCGTCGCCGTGCTGCACGGCTTCCTGGTGCGCCCGTATCCCACCCTTGGCGCTGGCGACCTGGTGCCGGGCAGCGCTCCCGCAGGCGGCATCTGCGACGTGCTGCGCTCGGGCTACATCTCGGTTGCGCTGGCCAGGGGCACCGCCGCCAAGGGCGGCCAGGTGTACGTGCGTGTCCAGGCGGACACGGGCAAGGCCGTGGGCGACATCGAGGCCGAGGCCGTACCCGCCGTGCTGAGCATCGCGGGCGAGGCCGACGATGGCAACGCGGGCAACGCCACCATCGGCACCCTGTCCGTGGCCGAGGGAGCCGTGGCCGGTGACTACCTCGTTGATTTCACGGCGGCCACAGCCTTCAATGTCTACGACCCGAACGGCTACCTCATGCGCGCCGGGGCCTCTGGCAGCGCGTTCAGCGCCGGGGGCGTGACCTTCACCATCACCGCCGGGGCTACCCCGAGCGTGGCGGGCGACCAGTTCACCGTCACGGTGAGCGATTCCGGGCCGGGCAACGTGCCCATCCCGGCCACGTTCATGGGTCCGGCTGACGCCGACGGCAACGTCGAGATCGCCTACAACATCTAGGAGCCAACATGCACATGAGAACCTACGACAGCTACACCATCGACTCCGCCGGGGCGTTCCTCGTCGGCGAGCTGGAGCGGCTCGACCAGACGCTGCACCTGCCGCTGGCCACTGTGACCTGGCCGCGCGACATCCATCTGCGCGAGGACGTGACCATCGGCGACGAGGCATCCAGCTTCACCAACTCCAACCTGGCCGCGCCCGGCGGACTCACCCCCGGCGGCAAGAACTGGATCGGCGGCAGCTCCACGGCCATCGCCGGGATCGCCGTGGGCATCGACAAGACCACCCTGCCCATGCACCTGTGGGGCATGGAGGTGGGCTACTCCATTCCCGAGCTGGTGCGCTCGCAGCAGGTAGGGCGGCCCATCGACACCCAGAAGCACGAAGGGCTCCGGCTCAAGCACAACATGGACGTGGACGAGATGGTTTACATCGGCGACACGGACAAGGGTTCCACCGGCCTGGTCAACAACGCGGCTGTCACCCCTGAAGGATTCGACGCCGCCTGGGATTCCGAGGACATGACCCCGGACCAGATCCTGACCGACATCAACGAACTGATCTACGACACCTGGGCGCGCTCGGCCTTTGCCGTGTGCCCCTCTCACCTGCTGCTGCCGCCCAGGAAGTTCGGGCTGCTGACCAAGCCGGTGACCTCGGCGGGCTCTGAGAGCCTGCTCATGTACATCGCCAAGAGCTGCCTCTCTGCCCAGCAGAACGGACGCCCGCTGGAGATCCATCCCCTCAAGTGGCTGACCGGGCGCGGCGTGGGCAATGCAGACCGGGCCGTGGCCTACACCAAGGACAAGCAGTTCGTGCGCTATCCTATGGTGCCGCTGCAGCGCACCCCGCTGGAGTATCGCGGCGTCCACCAGATCTGCACCTACTTCGGCACCCTGGGCGAAATGGAGTTCGTCTACCCCGAGACCGTGGGCTACGCCGACGGCCTCTAGGCCAAACACGCAAACGTCAACGGCGGCCCCGGACACCGGGGCCGCCTCAAACACAAGGACGGAACAATGCCCAGAATCAAAGTGACCAAGCCGTTCAAGGTCCGCTTCGCCCCTGGCAAGGCCATGCGCGAATTCACCGAGGGGCTGCACGAGCTGACCCAGGCCGAGCTGGACAACTGGTTTGTCCAGGGCTGCATCGAGCAGGACCGGGCCATGATCGTGCCCGACGCCAAGCCCGAGGCCAAGCCCGCCGCCGAGGCTGCCCCGGACCCGAAGGCCAAGGCGAAGAAGGCTCCGGCCAAGACCGGGAAGGGCAAGAAGTAATGGACGTCGCCGGATTCCGCGCCGCCTATCCCGCCTTTACCGAGGCGCTGCACCCGGACGCCCGCGTGGCGTTCTGGCTGCGCGTGGCCGGGCTCCGGCTCTCGCCAGCCCGCTGGGGCGAGCTGCTCGACGATGGCATGGCCCTGTTCGTGGCCCATCACCTGACCCTGGAGCGCACGGCCTCACTGGTCAGTGACGGCACCGGGGGCAAGCTCGCGGCTGCCGGGCATCTGGCCAGCGAGTCCAAGGGCGTGGGCGGCGTGTCCAAGTCCAAGGGCTATGCCGCAGGCTCCACCGACTGGGTCAACGCCGGGGCGTGGAACCAGACCATCTACGGCCAGCAGTTCTACGAGCTGATGCAGATCGTGGGTGCGGGCGGGGTGCAGGCGTGAAGTCCGGCGTCTTTGTGACCGTGGACAGGATGGCCGCCGTGGCCAAGGCCATGCGCGCCCTGACCGGGCGCGAGGTGGTCTGCGGCATCCCGGCTGACCAAAGCGACCGCAAGGAAGATGACGACGGCGGCGCAATCACCAACGCGCAGCTCGGCTACATCCATGAGATGGGCAGCCCCATTCGGAACATTCCAGCCAGGCCGTTCCTGACCCCAGGCATACGGGCCGCCCAGGAGAAGATCGTGGACCAGTTGAGGGACGCTGCCAACAAGGCCCTGGACGGGCAGATATCCGGGGTGGACGCCGCCCTGAACCGTGCCGGGCACATCGCCACGGCTAGCGTCAAAGCCCAGTTCGTAGACAACGACTGGGAGCCACTGGCCGACGCCACCCTGGACAAGCGGCCCCCGGCCCAGCGGGACGAAACCGGGCGGATCGTGCGCAAGGGCAAATCCCGCCGCGAGAAGGGCGCGCTCAACCCGCTCGTTGACACCAGCCAGTTACGCAAAGCCATCACCTACGTGGTGCGCAAGAGGACCAGATGATCGACGTATCCGACGTGCTGGACGATCCCGACTTCCGGGTCGAGTTCACCGTGACCCGCTCCGTGGAGACGGTCAACGACCTGGGCATGACCGTGCTGACCGGCACGGACCTGTCCATGAGCGGCGTGATCCTGCCCGCCACGGACAGGCAGCTTAATCGGCTGCCCGAGGCGGACCGCTCAAGCGAGGTGGTGGCCGTGTACACGAGCCAGCCCCTGACGCCCGGCACGCCGACCCTGGCCCCGGATGTGGTCCACTGGCGCGGCGGAAAATTCCAGGTGGTGCAGGCGCAGGACTGGCTGCAGACCGGCGGCATCTGCATAGCCCTGGCCGCCGCCACGGACATGCACGGCAGGGAGATAGACGCATGACCGCCACCAGCGCCAGCGGCGGATACCTGACCCCGGCAGCGGCCCCGTTGACCCAGGACCAGCTGGTGGCCGCGCTGCACGGCGCGGTGTCCGGCATCACCGGGCTGGCCGCCGGGCTGATCCGCCCGCGCTGGCAGCCCAAACCGCCCAAGCAGCCGGATCACGACGTGACCTGGTGCTCGCTGGGCGTGGCCGGGCGGGCCATGCCCGGCTCGCCCGCCATGATCCACGACGGCGCTGGCGAGGGGGCAACCACCGCCATCGCCTGGGAGCGGCTGCGCGTACTGGTGTCGGTCTACGGTCCGGACGCCCAGGACACGGTCCAGCGGCTGATCGCCGGGCTGGGCGTGGCCCAGAACCGGGACCAGCTGCGCCAGGCCGGACTGGCCTATGTCTCTGCTGGCGATCCGCTGACGGTCCCGGAGCTGATCAACACCCTCTGGGTGCAGCGCGTGGATCTGGAATTGATTTTCGACCATGAGGCCCGCCGGACCTATCCGGTGCGCAACCTGCTGTGCGGCTCCGCGACCATCGAAACGGACACCGGGCTGGCAGCGCAATCAACCCCCACCGAGGAGGGTGCCTAAATGACCACCGGACTTTCCGTCAATCGTGTCGTCAACGTGGCTGTCAACCTGCAGCCCCTGGCCGTGCCGAGGCGCAGCTTCGGCGTGCTGTGCATTGCCGGGGCCACGCCCGTGATCGACGGCGTGGAGCGCATCCGCGCCTACACCAGCATCGACGGTGTGGGCGGCGACTTCGGCTCCACGGACCCCGAGTACCTGGCTGCCCAGCTTTACTTCTCGCAGTCGCCCAAGCCGCGAGTGCTGACCATTGGTCGGTTCATCAGCGTGGCCACGGCGGCCATTCTTCGGGGTGGCACAGCCGAGACCGACCTGGACGCCTGGACCGACATCACCGCCGGAGCCATGGACATCGAGGTCGAGGGCGTGGTGACCAGCCTGACCGGGCTCGACTTCAGCGGTGCTACCACCATGCCCGGCGTGGCCGCCATCATCAGCGCGGCTTTGGCCGGTGCCGGGTCCGATGGCGCGGTGTGCGCCTGGGACGGCTCCCGCTTTGTCATCACCACCGTCGCCACTGGCACGGTCGCCTTCCTGGGCCATGCCTCGGCCCCGGCCAGCGGCACGGACATCTCGATCCTGACCGGACTGACAGAGGCGATGGCCTACGCGCCCGTGCCCGGATTCGACGCCGAGACGCCCGCCGAGTGCGCGGCGGCCCTGGCGGACGTGTCCGGCGAGTGGTACGGGCTCATGTTCGCCGCCTCCCTTTCCGTGGCCGAGCACGAGGCTGTGGCCGCCTTTGTCGAGGCCACGGGCAAGAGCCGCGTCTACGGCGTGACCGACACCGACGCGCGCTGCCTCTCGGCCACCTATACCGCAGACATCGGCTCCCGGCTGAAGGCGCTGGACTATGACCGGTCCTTTGTCCTGTACTGCGCGGCCAATCCTTACGCGGTGGCCAGCTTATTTGGCCGGGCCTTCTCGGTCAACTTTTCGGCCAACCGCTCGACCATCACGCTCAAGTTCAAGCAGCTGCCCGGCGTGGTGGCCGAAACCCTGACCGAGACCCAGGCCACGGCGCTGGCTGCCAAGCGGGTCAACGTGTTCGTCTACTACGACAACGACACGGCCATCATCCAGGAAGGGACCATGGCCAGCGGCGCGTTCTTCGACGAGGTGCACGGCCTGGACTGGCTGCAGAACGCGGTGCAGACCGAGTGCTGGAATCTGCTCTACCAGAGCAAGACCAAGATCCCGCAGACCGAGAGCGGCATCAGCCAGATCAAGACCAGGATCGCCTCGGTCTTTTCCGAGGCCGTGGCCAACGGCCTGGTGGCTCCGGGCACCTGGAACGCGGACGGTTTCGGCCAGCTCGAACAGGGCGACTACCTGCCCCAGGGCTACTACATCTATTCCACCCCGCTGGTGGACCAGGCGCAGAGCGAGCGCGAAGAGCGCAAGGCCCCGCCCATCCAGTGCGCCGTGAAACTGGCCGGGGCCGTCCATTTCGTGGACGTACAGATCGACGTTAACCGCTAGGAGGATCAAAAAATATGTCCAGCTACAGCTTTGCGGATGTGACCGCCGTCATCGATGGCGAGGGCGGCAACTTTTCCATCAAGGAAGGAACAGCGGACGAGGGTATCTCCATCGAGCCCGTGGGCGACCGCAACGTGATGACCCCCGGCGCGGACGGCTCGGTGATGCATTCGCTGGCCGCGTCCACCGCCAGCACCGTGACCCTGCGCCTGCTCAAGACCAGCCCGGTCAACCGTCAGCTCATGACCATGTACAACCACCAGACCGCCAGCGCGGCGCGGCACGGCACCAACACCATCACGGTCTCGGACCCGGCGCGCGGCGACCTGGTCACTGTGACCAAGGCGGCCTTCAAGAAGGTGCCGCCGCTGTCCTACGGCAAGGACGGCGGCAATGTGGAATGGGTGTTCGACGGCGGCGAAACCACCTACGTGCTGGGCTCCGGCGCGGCGGAAATCTAGGGGG